CTTCTATTATAATTGAGTTGCCTCCCACATCTGATAATATTGGAAACATAAATTTCGCTCTTCTTGCTCAAATGGAACCAGAAATAACCACAGATGAAAGTAAAAACTCTTACTGTATTATTGATCGATATTCCATTAACACAGAATACTTAAATTATGCGGAAGAGAAAAAGTTAATACAAATAACGCCACTATTGGATTCTCAAGGCGACCTAGTTTATGTTAACAACCCCGCTGGAAGATACAAGCAAGCAGTTGATATCCTTAAAGATGAGACAATTCTTAGTGAACCCATTGAACCAGGCCCATCTTTAGGAGATAATATTGATACAGAAGTGTGTCTACAACCGCAAGTGTTTGAAAAATATGTTACAAAAAAGATTAATGATGGCGACACAGCACTAATCCCATACTTAGCAGAGCAACAAGATGCCGACACATGGTCAGGTTCTAACACAATTGCTAAAGAGGGGCTTCTTGTAAGTCTGCAGGATGATGAAAATTCCAGATTTGAATTATATGGTGAAGTTTTCAAATCTATGATAACGAAGATATCAAAAATTTTATTTGAAGGAAAGGAAGAGTACGCTACAAAAGTAAGTGAATTGTTATCATCTAGTAAACAAATTACGCTTGAACTTGGAGAAACATCCCAACCCGATACTATACTGGGAAATGCTAAAAAACATTATCAAGAATTGATGAAGAAAGTGAACCCAATTCTTGGCGAACAAATGCCATCAGTAGAAGATGTTTTTATAACTGTGTCTGAGGACGATGATGGTAATATTAATGGCGGAACTATGATAAGGATTTTAGTTAAAATATTCTTAGTTGAATTTTTAATTAAATCAATTGGTACAACTTTATTCTTCAAACCCACTGAATGCTTGAAAGGAGATATAATATCGAAATATATAAATTCAATTGCTTTCCAAAGTATTGATGATTTTTATAATTCAAATGTAAATGTTCCAGTTATTATATCTCCCGATATGCGCCAAAAGGTAGTAGATGATGTTATTGAAAATGAAATTGAAGATATTTTAGCTTTGTTTTCTAACTTATTTGATAAACAATCAGAGGACTATGAAAGTGCTGTAGATCAAATTATTTTAAGTAGAGTTTTTGATTTAGCAGAAATGTTTTCAGAACAAGAAGTAATGACTCCTGCTAAATATTTGAAGCCTAAAGACGCGAACCTAAAAGACGTTCCTAGGTTATCTTTAACCGCAGATATCGACCCAGCGAAAGTTATTGGATTAGATAACGACTTCCAGAAAGTTAATTTAACTTGGTCAACGGTTAGGTTACAGCCTAGTCAATCCGAAAAAGACGTTGGACCCATATTAGAAAAATATGTGAAGATTAAATTTTTCCCAAAACAAACAATAGTTAAAAATTTGGTGGAAGTTAATATAGAGCCAACCGCTGCGCAAGCGTTCGCAGATAGCATTTATGATTTGCCGGTTGAGTATAGAGGTCAAATGTATGAACTTGAACAAAGTGAACCAGAAGGAGAAGACTATGACGCCGCCAACCCATGGGGTGCCCCGGTTTACATAAATCCGCAACAATTTAGAGAAGTTTATCAGAGTCTGGCCCTCGGAATTGGAAATATGATTCCCGCAGGATCAATATTTGAGTGGAAACAAACGATCTTTGATGAGGAATTTGAACAGGTTGTAGATAATGCTAAACAAAAATGGAATGAAAAAGATGAAAATGAAAATCCACTTTATTACGATAATGAGTTAACACCAACAATTCAAGAGGAACTGGCGTTAGTGGAAAAGATTTGTACGTTAACACCTGATTATCGTAAGATATGGTATAAGAGTTCTACCGGTTTAGACATACATCAGAATATTAAAAATAATTATGGGCTAACTCCTGTTGGAGACGCCCAGCCAACAGACCCTGGCGACTATGTAGATCCGTTAAGTCCAAACCAAGCATGGCCAATCGATTATGTCGGTACTGAATTGAATCAGCTAAGCGTTCATGTTCCGTTGGTAATGAGTTATTCAGATTTATCAATAAAAAGAGTAGTAGACATTCCATCAGACATAGACACTCCTTACTTTCCTTCAAATTATAATTCTGATACTTGGAATTTGCTTGGAGGCTTTATGAACACAGTTTCTAAAGACGATCCTCGTTATGTTGAATATGATCAAATTGCAGAACTCCGCCCACTTTCAGTAGAATATCTTGAGCACTTAAATGGAAGCGAAGTATATCAGCATACTCACATAAAAGCAGAAATAGAAGATTTAAAAGAAGCTTATGCTAATAGCCAAAAAACTGATTTTGATAAAGCGAAATTCGGCGCAGGAGTACTCGCTCTCCCCAGAGACACAAACCTCGTATTCCACTTTATTCCTCAAAATCACAGGGAGATCTTAACGAACGTAGCCTTCAGATACTATACATACAAATATTTTGGCGATTATACAGGCTTTAAAATTAAAAATCCTTGGTCATATTGCAAAACCCACGAAGGCAGAGCGCAAATAAACGATATTTTTGCTGGTAGGCAAATGAACGGGGAAATATCGGCGCCAAACGTTTTTGAAGGAACGGTAGACAACATAAAAGTTGGTGTATTTTTTGGAGAGGGCAAAAGTATTGGAGAACAAGTATTTCCTTCTGATAAACTAAAGCAAGATGCATCAAAACAAATCGTTGAAGGCACAGGCGAAGGTGGGCTTTTCTTAAATAAAGTAGAACAAGATCCTCTGACTCCACTCATCCCATTGAAAGAGTTTGGTACTCAGGAGGAGTTTGAAAGGCACATGTTATATGGATTGTTCTTTGGGTTTGATTCTGTAAAATATCACAGATTGGCCTTCTGGCAATACTATGCGCCACCAAATGAAGAAGCTGATTTTGGTGAAGGATCTCTGCTCGAGCCTTATCCTTGGCGATATGCTACGCCTTCTACACTTGGAAAACCTCTAAATTTTTGGAATTATCATTTAACTGATGGATACCCAAATTATGGAAAGGTGATTCCATGGACACCTGCATATCAAAGAGATCTTTTTAGAGCCATGGCTTTTTACAAAAATGGAGATTATACTTTTCCATCCTTAACTAAAGGTCCGATAGATCTCTTTACTGACGGCAAGTTAATAACAGACTTTGAAGAATTTCAAGAAGAGTCTCTTTCTGGAGATATTGAATCTCTAAATGTGTCAAAGATAGCAAGTGAGGCATCTTTTGGTATTAGGTTATCTTGTTTGTTAAATAAAGATAACCCTGATCCTGCTGCTGATTTCTTTGATTATCCACTTTCAAAAAACCTATTTAAGCCAGCCGATGGTTCTTTTTATGGCCGCGTCGTACCTTACTTTTTTGGCGGTCAAGAAAATAATGATATCGCATCAACCGAAGCAGAGCTTCTGACGATAAAAAGAATTAAGTCTTATTTTATTCATGAATTTACGGGTGAAGCCACAGGCCCACAAGGTCCAGTTCTTGAGAAAACGGTTCCGATATTCTTATTCCCTCTTCTTGAACAAGATCACAACGTATTGAACTGGAGATTTTCTGACTTGTTGGTTAAAGATTGGCTAGAAGAAGAAAGCCAAGACGGGCCAAATTATTTATCATTATACGGCAATATGAAACAAACAGCAGAATTTAAGTTACTGTTCGAATATCTTTTCCCGGTTAATAGAATTTTGTCTCTTTGCACAATGTATAATATATCAGGTTTGCAGAACTTATCAGTTGAAAAAATAGATGGCGGGGCTTCTACGGTAACAAATATTTATGAACCGACCAAACAACTTCTTGTAGATCTTATAATACCTGAAGAAACAGAGTGAAAATAATGAAAGTTAGCATAGTTATATTTTGAGGAGAACAACATAATGTCTTTGGGGATATCACCAAAACTACCACTCGAGCTAGATTCTCACATTGGTTCTTATAAATTAAACAAAACTCATAAGGAAACCGTAAAACAAAATTTTAAAAATTTAGTTTTAACAAATCCTGGCGAAAGAATAATGGATACAAGGTTCGGAGTAGGAATTAGAAAGTTCTTATTTGAAAACAGATCAGAAGATTTAAAGTTCAAAATAACATCAGCAATAGAACAGCAAGTAAAGCTGTATATGCCGTTTTTAATAATCAATCAAGTCTTGTTTTTGGAAGAGGATGATATGCCATCTGATCCCAATAGTTTGGAAATGACAATAAATTACTCCATCCCTGCATTGAATACTTCTGATTTTCTTGAGATAAGTGTCTGATATGACTAATTATAAAAAAAGGATCATCCATAATAATGGCGAAAAAAATATTTCCAATAAGATATACAAATCGTGATTTTGATTCAATTAAATCTGATTTAATTGAATACACACAGAGATACTATTCGGATATTTTTCAAGACTTTAATGAAGCTTCGTTTGGAGCGTTAATGCTTGATACAGTATCTTATGTTGGCGATATCCTGTCTTTTTATCTTGATTATCAAACAAACGAATCATTTATCGACACAGCCACTGAGTATGAAAACGTATTGAGGCTTGGAAGACAATTTGGATATAAGTATAAGCAGAATCAGGTATCGTATGGAGAAGTTAGTCTTTATGTTTTGGTGCCTGCCACGGTAACAGGAGGAGAGCCAGATAAATCTTATTTACCAATCCTTAAAAAAGGATCTAGATTTTCTTCTACAAGTGGTGGCATTTTTACTTTAAATCAAGATGTTAATTTTGCGAAAGAAAATAATGAATTTGTTGTCGCCAGAGTCGACTCAAATACTGGTGCTCCCACATATTTCGCAGCTAAAGCAAAAGGTAGAGTGATCTCTGGCCAAATCGAAGAAGAAATAATTGAAGTTAGGGATTTTCAAAAGTTTTTAAGACTTGAATTAGCCTCACCGAATATTACGGAGATAATTTCAATTCACGATTCCGAGGGCAACCAATATTATGAAGTAGATTATTTAACTCAAAATATTGTATACCGTTCAATAAGAAACAACAACAGCGATAAGAAAAAAGTATCTTCAGTTCTTAAATCATTTGCAGTTGCTAGAAGGTTTGTAGTTGAGCAAGATAGATATGCAACATTTTTACAGTTTGGACACGGCTCAGACTCTGAAATGTTCAACGATGCGGTAGCAGACCCTAGCAAGGTTTTGTTGAAAACACATGGAAAAGAACATATCACTGATGATTCTTTTGATCCTTCAAATTTGATTGCGACTGATAAATTTGGAATAGGTCCTTCAAATACAAAACTAAGGATTTTGTATAGAACCAACACTGTTACAAATTCTAATGCAGCCTCCAATTCAGTTACGACTGTCGATCATCCTAAATTTGTATTCAACAATAAAAGTAGTCTTGCAGGCGGCAGCATTCAAACAATTATTGATAGCTTAGAAGTAACAAATGAAAAGAAAATGTTGGGAGATGTATCCTCTCCAACTCTGGATGAAGTAAAAACAAGAATCAAAGGACTTTACGCAGCTCAGAACAGAGCGGTCACAAAAGAAGATTATATGAACGTTGTTTATTCTATGTCTTCTGAGTTCGGCTCCATTAAAAGATGCAACATATTTCAGGACAACGACTCATTTAAAAGAAATATTAATATCTTCATCGCATGCGAGGACGAAAATCGTAATTTGACTCCACCAACTGCAACTTTAGAGCAAAATTTGGTTACTTGGCTAAACAATTATAAAATGATTAACGATACGATAGATATCCTTCCAGCGAAAATTGTTAATTTTGGGATTGAATATAAAATTCTTGGAGATATGAAAGCTAATAAATATGATGTTTTATCTAGAGTTACCGACACTCTAAAAAGAGCTTTCTCTAAAACATATGACATTGGACAACATCTCGTGATAAGTGATATTTATAAGATTATAAACAGTGTTAGGGGAGTTACTGATACTTTGGATGTGAGAATTACAAATAAATTTACAGATGGATACTCAGATGTGAGATTTGATATTAATCAAAATATTTCAGCAGATGGAAGAATTTTAGATATTCCAAAAGATCATGTCCTGGAGATGAGATTACCAAGTGATGATATAGTAGGAACTATTAAGTAATGGCTATTAAAAGATTTACAGCGAACAAAGACACTACAATAACTAATGCATATAAGTCCAGCCTTTTGGATAATCAACGAGCAACAGGTTCTAATATGGGCGCGTCCGATGTTCTTGAGGTGTTTTCGATTTACGCCCAGTCATCTGGCTCTAGTGAGGGTTCCAATGGCTCCGGAGAACTTTCTAGAGCGCTACTTCAATTCCCCGTTAATGAAATTTCAGAGGCTAGAACAGCAAGTGATATTCCCTCTAGTGGAAGTGTCGACTTCTACTTGAGAATGTTTAATGCTGAACATGCTTTTAATACTCCATCAAATTATTCCTTGCAAATAGTTCCCGTTTCTCAATCTTGGGCTGAAGGCTACGGCTTAGATATGGAAGAATATAAAGATAAAACAAAAGATGGTATCGGTACAAATTGGATTCGCACAACAGAAAACACATCTTGGAATCTTGTTGGTGGCGATTATGACTACGAACCATCTTATTCAGTCTCCTTTGATAAGGGAAATGAAGATCTAGAGGTTAATATAACCGAACTTGTAGAAGAATGGATGTCGGAATATGATGAATCAGCAGGAGATCAGAGGCCTAACTATGGAGTTGGAGTATTTTTGGATAGCGCATATGAAGCTTACCATTCAAGCTCAGCACTTATCAGTACTGATGATGTTGTAACCGGAGTTCCTGCTGACGGAACACTTTTACACAATGTTACTGGTTCCACAAGATCCTATTACACTAAAAAATTCTTTTCAAGATCTTCAGAGTATTTCTTTAAAAGACCAACAATTGAAGCTAGGTGGGATTCCTCAATTAAGGATGATAGAGGCAATTTTTATGCTAGTAGTTCTCTGATGACTGCAGCAGAAAACTTAAACACTATATACCTTTATAATGTTGTGCGCGGGCAGTTAAGAAATCTCCCCGACGTTGGAACTGGGCCTGTATTTGTACAGATTTATGATGAGCCAAATAGTGGTTCTGCCCAGACGGTTCAAAATAGCGGTTCGGAGACCTTTGAGGATTATAGTACCTGGCAAATTACAAACAACTTTGTTACAGGCGGATATGTGTCTGCTGGTATATATTCTGCTTCATTTTCAATCGATACAACTTCTAGCGTTGTATATGATAGATGGTTCGCAGAAGGCAACCCAACCACTCCAATTTTAGGGAGTGGATATTCTGCTATTTGTTACCATACAGGGACAATTAATGTTAAGACGCTAGATTCCGCAGACTATAATCCGAATAAAAAATACGTATCAAGGATAACAAACTTAAAGCCACACTACTCTAGAGATGAAAACGCTAGATTTAGATTATTTGTTAGAGAAAAAGATTGGTGTCCAACTGTTTATACAAAAGCAACTCAAGACATTAGTAGTCAAATTATTGACGAAGCGTATTATAAAATTGTTAGAATTGAAGACAACGAGACAGTTGTTGATTATGGAACTGGAAGTTTGCAGCATACCTTATTATCTTATGATGTAAAGGGCAACTATTTTGATTTTGATATCTCTTCCTTGGAGAAGGGATATTCTTATGGTATAAAATTGGTTTATAGAAGAGATAGCGTTTATCATGAACAATCTGAAACATTTAAGTTTAGGGTAGAATAAAATGAGCATTAAGGATCTCTTTGATAAGAATCAAAAAACCTCACAGGTTTTAAACAGCGATTCCGTTAAAACCGCATTCAAAGATGCTGAATCGGAAAAATATGTTAAGGAGAACATCAAGAAAAAAGAAAGGTTCATTCCGCAATACGACTTCGATGATCCTTCTAATTTTGCTAGATTTGGCCTCGCAGAAGAATATTACGAACAGTCAATTGAAAGAGTTTACAACACTTACCCATATGATGGATCTCGATACGAAATAGAAGAATGGCACAACAGTTCTTCATTTTTTGATAAACATATATTTGATAA